TATTTGGCCCTAACTTTTAGGATCGTAACGTCGTAGTAAATACATACGTCTACAAATATTTTAACCGCCCTATCGATTGTCTCTTCCCTTATCTTGCTTTTGTACCGGCTCGCTACTAAGTCTTTGAGTTTCGAGTTCCCGACGAAGTCGCTTGATTTCGTCGTCTTTGTCTTTGATTCTTTGTTTAAGTTCGTCATTTTCTAACTGTATTAAGTATTCGTTTTTAATTAAGTATTTCATTCTCTAGCGGCTTAAAATTGCTTTGTAAATAGAGGTCGTTTATTCTAGCTTTTAAGGAATCTAAAATCCTACGTTGTATAGAGTTTATTCTAGCCAATTTTAGAAGTATATCGTTTTCGTGGCTAAATAATCGATTAACGTCGTAGGGACCGGAAGCGCGCCACCTATTTAGATCGTCCTTTAATATTACTTCTCGTCCTATCGCTTGATTTAATAGACGCTCTAGCTTGTTTATTTGGCTTAGTGTTTTTATTTTGCTCATAGTATTGAGTTAAGATTTTAGAAGCTACCCTAGACAAAGTAGTATTACTTAGGTCCGCTTCGGTTAATAATTGGGTTTTAATTTCCGGTAAAACCCTTACCGTTATTAGATCCTTCATTTAATTAGAATTTATTTTATATAAAATATTAATTTCCTCGGCTAACTCTTTGCAAGCTATAATAGTCCTAGTTACATTACTGTCTTTTGGCATTGTTTGGAGTTGTATTTCTAGGATCGTAAGATATTGCTCTATGGCCGTTTTATTACTGTCGAATAGTATATCGGTAATAGTCATTTTATTAGATTTATAGGTTATCCGCTAAGAGGCCTATAATCATACAAAGGATAAATATTATTACTCCCTTCATAGTTGAAACTTCTATGTCTTCTTTATATTTCATCTTGATTAAATTTAAAAGTGAATGAATCGATTTGTTTCTCTAAAATACCTAGGGCCTTACTTTCGTCCCCATTGTTAATGAATAATTGATTGCAGTACGCTTTAATTATAGCGGACTTAATAGGGCTAAGATTATCGTAATCCCAACCCGTTTTAAGACAGTAGACTCTAGCCATTGTCTCTTTCATAGTTTTTATTAGATCCTTCATAACGTATATGTTCGGCGCGGCCGTCCCCCCGTTTTGTTTAATTGTTATTTCCATTTACTAGGAACCCAAACGTCGTACCCTTTATCGGTATACTCTTTAACCTTATCAGTTAAGGAAGACGGATAGAAATATTTACCCGTTGGCTCCGGCCTTCCGTCGAAATAAGCGTTAGGCTTTGGCATATCTAAATAGATATAGTAAACTGCGGCTTTGCTACTGTCTAAAGTAGAATCGCGAATAGCTTTTTTAAAGATTGCTCTAGGTAAGCTAGGCTCATTAATAAATCCTAAATTCTTATTCATAACGTTTGCTTTTGTTTCTCAAAGGTATACGTTGTATACATAGTATCCAAATCTTTTTTGTTAACGAAGTGTTAAAATTGTTAAATAGGTTAAAATTGTCCAAAGATTGTCCGGACAAAAAACCGGACAAACCCAATTTATAGCATAAAAAAGCCCCCGTAGAAACGGAGGCCGTACGTCGTGTATGAATCAACGTTATGAAGATATTTAAAAAAGGCTAGATAAAACTAGGTCCGCTTCCGCTTCCCTTCGCTTAACTTGATCGTCTAGTCCTTTCTCCTCGAAGTGTCTTTTTGATCGCTCTAAGGCGTCTGCTATCCCCTCGTAATCCCTATCCCTTGTAAAATCTATTATTTCCCTCATTTCCTCCCGATTCTCGCCCTCTAAGCTAATTCCCCGACTAAGTACTAAAGAAACTAAAGCCCCCCTAGTTTGGGCGTTTAAACCGTCTAATTGTGGATAAATTAATTTAGCCATATTATACCCTCTAGGAATTGTTCTTTTAATAAATACCTCGTAAGCGTTCAAATAAGGGATAGTTACTTTAAGTAGGTCCGAAGTTAACATTTGTTTAGCCGGATTACCATTAAGCCCTAAAACCCTAAATAAGAGCGGGAAATAGTTAGGGTTAATATTACCGTCCCAATCGTCTATTAACTGCGTCTTATAGGTATTTCCTAGATCGTAGCCTATGCCTATTATAATTCCCGTCCCCCGATAACTTGGCCTAAACAAAAACTTATTATAATAGTTTTTATTTCCTACCTCGAACTGTAATATTAAGTCGATAGCGGAGCGGGAAATCATTTTATTTATACGGTTCGTAAACTGTCTTACCGTTAACCTTTTTAGCTTTAAGTATTTGTTTACGTTGGGTACCCGTCGACTCATAAGAAACGTGAATCCAATCCGCGTTAATATCGGTTCCAAACTCCCAAATTAACTGATCAAACTCTAGGTTTTCTTTTATATAGTCGAAAACCATTTTATTAGTAACCCCTTGTAGGCTTCCGTCCATATCTATATCGATAGCTTCGCCGGTGCAATGCTGAGAAGTCGCGGAACCGCCAATACATTTATTTAACTCCTTGGACCTATACCCGCTCGAAATATGGATCGGGCAACGAAAGTTAACGCGAATAGGCTCGAACACCTTTTCGGCTAATAACTTAAAGTTCTCGATATGTTCGGGAGTTGGCATATTTGAAATCCCGTTTCTCTTTGCTGACTCGCTACGGATTAACTCCGCTAGTTCTAAGTGTTCGCTTAACTTCATATTATAAGTTTTTGTTTCCTTTTATATTCTCGTAAAGACTCTTAAAGAACGCCGCAAATACAATGGCTACGAAACTATGATAGATTGTATCGCTTACTACTAGGTCCTTTTGGAATAGTCCGGTTCCTATATCGGAAACCGCAAAGACGCACATCATTAAAAACGCCCCTACTCCGATCGCTATACCTCCGTTTAATGGAGACTTATCGCTTAATAAATGCCAAATAAAATTCTTTATCATTTCTTTTTGCGTTTAACTGTTTTCTTAATTTGTTTCTCGTTGCTAGCCCTTATTTCGACTACTAAATACATTATAACTAGGCAAAGTAAATAAGTATAAATACTTAATAAGTTGCTTTCTTGATCTAGTTTATTTTTAGCCTTATCAGTAATTGAATTTCTTAATCCCTCTATATTACTGTAAATATTAGACTTATAGCCTAAATACTCCTTACTAAAAAAGGCCGTAGAGTTTAAACTATCAAAGGCCGGCTCTTCTATGTTCTTGGCTAATTCGTTACTTATTTCTAGGCCCTTATTATAAAATACTTGCGCTTCTTGATCTAGATTAAAAACCTTTTGTTTTCTCCTTTCTAAGTGTTTGGTAAATGTATCTAGGAACTTAGTCTCTTTTGTACTTGTATAAGCAATCGCGTAATAAGTTAAAGAATCAGTAGAGGACCTAAGATAGTAGGCTATTTTCTTACCTTCGTCTAGTTTGTTTTGCGCTATTTCTATTTCCTTTAAAGCGGACATAGATAGGATAACGCACGCTACCGATACTAGAACTATTACATAATATTTTATTAATTGTAAGTTCATTTCTTAACCTTTTTTCTCGCCTTTTTTACTATTGGCTTTTTAGGGGCCGGCTTATCCTTTAATACTTTGGATAGCATTAACTCGACTCCTTTAAGTCCTAAAAACCCTAATAAAAAAGCTATTGAAAATTGATAGTTAACCTTTGTAACGCTGAATAAATCCGAGGCCACCGGAGTAAGATAATTAGCTGAGGCCACACCCGCAAATATTGAAGTAATAGACTTTCGAAGATCCATTTTGGTATCTTTGCCTATCATTAAGATAGATCCGAATAAGCCCGCTACGCTCATTCCTATATTTATCCCCAAATCGTGTAAAGCCTCTCTCATTAATATATCTTTTTAGAATACCCTATCGTTACTACGTTAGTCGAGTACCCTAAAGAAAATATGTCTTTTTTCGGCGTTTTATAATTTAACCCCAATCCTAGACCTAGTTTCCCGTCTCTTTTATCGTAGGAAGTAAAGCCGCCTATATAAAGCGCGCCTTTCTCCTTAGTAAAGATATAATTATTTCTAATTACAGTTTTTTCGGCTAGGAAGGCCTCAAAGCCCCTAGATATGATTTTATTGCGGGAAATTGTATCGTTAATAACGAATCTATTTGAGTCCTTAAATATAGTATCGGAATAGGCCTTTACTTCGGCGTAATCCTTAAGGATAAAAGTAGTATCGTGGACCTCGTCTACTAGGAAGGTAGTATCTAAAACCTTATAAAGTATGTCCTTCCCTTTCTTTGTGATCTTAAAAGTATCGTATTTGTAAAGAGTATCTATTTCGGTTCTAGTTGTCGTAAAATCAGTAGGGCGACTAAATAATAGCCACCCTACTACTAAAATCAATACTACTATGAACAAATTTTTCATTCTATAACTCTTCGTCGGCTTCCTCTTCGTCAAAGGTTACACCGGTTACCCAATCTTTTAGGAAGTGGAACTCCTCTAATCCTTTAGGATTTAATACCTCAATAGGACTAAAGTTAAACTCGCTTTCATTAAGTTTCTTAATGTCTTCTCTTAGTTTCTTAAGGCCGTCTTTAGTAAACTTATACTCGCCTTTATCGTCTACTGTTAAAACGCCTTTATCGTCCGTAGCGGCGTTATCTAGTCTAAGTTCCTCGACTTTGTTAACGTACTCTTCTTGGTAAGGCTTTAATTTTTCGCCGAACTTAAATAGTTTCTTTTGGACTTTAGTTTCTTGCTTACCGATTACGGCGTTAATTTGGCTAATTACTAGACCGATTTTTTCGTACTTCATAAGTTAATTATTTTATACAAATTTAAACAGTTTCCGGTATTAAAACCAAATTTAACTGAGCGGCCGCCCAATTATAGGCCCAAGAATTAGCGCTAGGATCTGCGTCCCAAGTTAGGTAATCTTCCCCGCTTATTGTTAGAGGACCTTGTATTACGGGAACGTCGTTAGCGTCGTTATTATAATTCTCGTATAAAGAATATTGGAAATTAGCGTAAGAACTTAAGTTATCGAAACTTATTTCTAATATAAATTCTTTTAACTGTTTTTCTATACCATTGTTCCAAGTTGTAATAGGTTGAATTTTCATTTTTTTATATTTTAAGGGTAAAAGTTTTCAATAACGGAATCTTGACTAACAAAGTTAGTATAACTTGTATTAGCGTTAAAACTTAGTATAAAATAAGATAAAGCTAAAAATAGAATTATCTTAACTACTGTTTTTAATATGTTAAAGTTTATTGTTATCATTATTCGTATCTATATCGTGTAAATTCGTAAATTTCGTCTACTTGGGCGTCGCTTAGAGAACTATCATAAATTGCCGTATATCCTATATTCCCGTTTAGCCAATTATTATACCTCAATCCTATAAAAGCACTATAAGAAGCGCTTGTAGACAAAGAAGAGGATCCTCCGGAAGTGCTATTATATCTTGAACCGTTAGCGCATAAACTAACAATAATAAGAGAACCCGTCCACCTTGCTATTACCATATACCACGTTCCCGTAGCAAAAGAAGGAGCGCCACCCGATCCAAACGTTACACTTACAGTAAGAGAATTTCCGCTAGTTCCGTCCCAACGAGTGTGAGTTAAACGATACGCCCCGACGTTATCGAAGTGCATACTCCAACCGATAGGCGTACTTCCGCTTCTACCTTCCGCGCCTACTATTCCGGGATAGGAAGTAGGAAACGAAGTTACTTTTACCCAAGAAATAACAGTATAAGAAGCCGTCCCCGCAAACTTAGCTACGTCGTTTAATCTTATTGCATATTGTGAAGCGGAATTAATAGCAATATTTGCCGGATATCCGGTAGTATAACCCGTTACGTTAGTAGCCGTTCCGTTGCCGGTTCCGGTTACGAAGGTTCCGTTTCTTGCGTTTCCGCTTGTATCTATAATAGCGCTTGAACTTGTAGGGAATCTATTACTTAAGCCGAAATCGTGTAACATAGCCGGACTTCCAAATTTATATCCATATCCGGCCCAAGAATAAAAGTTACTTACAAAGTAATCTCTAAACCAAGCGCCGTCGTAATAAGTACCTACTCCCGTTAAAGTACATAATTGATATAAAGAATAAGGCGTAACTACTCCTACGGAACTAGCGCCTTGATTTACCGCTATATCGCCTAAAGATAACGCGCCGCTACTTGGGAGTGCCATTAATTAATATTTTTAAGTTCGTTAATTTGTTTTTGTTGCTCCTTAATAGCTTCAAATAATATTGCTACCGCATTTTGATATTTAACGCCTTTAGTTCCGTCGCTATTTGTACTTATTAATTCCGGGAACTGCTTTTCTAGTTCTTGCGCTATAAATCCTATATTATCTTTAGTCTTAGTATCTATTCTATCATAAATAACACCTCTAGAATTATTTATTCTTTGAAGTACATTTTCAATAGGACGGATATTTTCTTTTACTGAAATATCGGAAAACGCGGTAATATCTGCCGAAGCATAAATAGCCCCGTTTACTTGTAATCTATACGCCCCTTGATCGGAAGTATAACCTATATATATTTCTCCGCTTGATGAAACCGCAAATCTTGTAGCGGCGGCGTTAGTGCTATAAATTTCAAAAGCGGAACCGATTAAAATAGACGCTCCTATTCTATAATCCGAATTAGCGTCGTGAGTTGATTTAAAACGAATAGTAGCTTCGTTTGCCGTAGTTTGATTTATAAACATACCATAAACTCCGGCTCCGTTATAATTAATTTGAAATCTAGTGTCGGTTTCCATAGAAGTAGTATTTAATCCTATTCTAGTTCCGTCGTCGTATAAAATGCTATTAGTAACCGAAGTAGAAGAGGACCATTTAGTCATATAATTAGTAGAACCCGTACCGGTTACACCACTTCCGCCTCCGCCTCCAATAGTTGTCCCATTAATTTGAAATACTCCCGTAATATTTACGTTTCCGTTAACTTGTAACGCACCGGCTCCCGTTACAGTAGCATTTGCACCAATTATAACACTACCATTTTGGAAAATCATAGTATTTAAGTAAAAACTAGTATTAGCGTCGTTTGGAGTTGCAAATCTTACTCCATTTCTAAATAATACTTCTTTACCGTCTCCGCTAAATGCTCCGTTTGGATTTATTACCGGATCATAGTTAAAACTTAATCCGCTATTTCCGCTAGCGTTACCCATAACAATAACGGGATAACTACTAGAATAACCCCAATAAGAATAACGCAAAGCCGCATAGCCGTTAACCTTATAAATATAAGTAGAACTTATATTAACATTCCTATAAAAAGTACTGTCTCCCGAACTATCAATTTTAAATCTATCAGTTCCCGCAGTTTCGTCGTAAATTCTAAAATTATCTTCTAATCCGGTCCCTACCATATATTCTCTACCGCCCGTTCTTTTAAGTGAAATCCAAGTATCGGAACCTTGAATATTTAAGTTTCTAGTAATTCCCGCACTTGCACCCATTGAAATATTACCATTACTTGCTATTCTAAATTGTATAGTAGGCGCAGTTCCCGCAGTAGTTACGTCTCTTAATGCTATAAAATAGTCTCCTTTAGTTGCTCCGCCAGCATTAGTTACTATCATTCCGCTAGAAATTGGAGCATAACTACCCGAATGATAACCGTAAGTTATTTGCAATACATTAACATTATATCCTCCACCGGTTAAATCTAAAGCCGCCTCCGTTAATAAACCAATAGTAGAAACGTTACCTATTTCAAAAATAGAAGCCCCTCTAAAAATAGTAGTTCCGGTTACATCTAATTTGTAAGTATTATTCGTACTATTAATACTTACGTTTCCGAGAGGACTAATATTTAATCTAATTTGATCGCTAGTAAATAAATGTACCCAATTTGCCGTACTTGTACCAAAAGAACTAGAATAAGCCAAAGAAGTATTAGATCCACTAAGGCCGGGGACTATTGCCCCTCCCGTCGATCTATCTACGCCTATAATTAAACGGCCTCCGGTATTAGTCATATCTGCATATTGATAATCCGTAGCCCTTCCCGTTGCATTAAATACCGCAGAACCGGTAGCGCCAATATAAGAACTAAAAGTTTTTGTCCCGCTAATAGTTTGAGTAGTACCTAAAGTAACGTAACCGCTTAAATCGGTACTATATTGAGGGATATTTAAAGTATTAGAAACAAAAGTAGCCGCGCCGCTTGTACCGGTTGTCGTTAATGTTATTGCGTTTTGTTTTGCGTTCCACGTTGCCGCGCTAGAAATATAAGTATCGCTTATAACGTCTCCATTCCAAGTACCGCCGACAATATAATTAAAACTAACATTTCCGGAACTATTCCAAGTCATAATAGTATTAAACCCATTATTTATTGAATTAGGAGTTTTAAACGTTCCCGCATTTCTCCAAAAGTATTCGGTACCATTACCGGTAAATGCACCCGAAGGATTAGTACTTAAATCTACATTAAAAGCTAAACTTAAAGTACTTGCAGAATTAACCCCTAACATTAAAGTAGTCCAACCCCCATAACCGAACGCGACTTCTCTTATCCAATCAAAATTATTATAAATCTTACCATTTTGTTTCAAGTTAGCGTTAATAGTAACTAACGAATTTAATGTAGCTGAACCCGCCGAAATATTTGCGTAAGCGTTTGCACTTGTTAAAAAGCTAAATTCATTTGTGTAATATTCTATTCTTTGTGTCCCCGCGATTCCACCTAACGCCCAACCTCCCGCACCGGAGGAATATATATAATTACTAAAAGTTTTTATTCCGGTTATTGTTTGGGCCGTTGCTATTGTAACGTACCCGCTTAAATCCGGAGCATAATTAGGAATATTTAAAACGTTACTTATCAAAGTAGCCGCGCCGCTCGTTCCCGTTGTAGTTAAACTAGTTATTCTATTAGTGTAAGCAGTGTCCCAAGTAGTTTGCGACGCAGTAGTAGGAATAGAATATCCGGCCGCAAAAGTAACCGCTAAAGTTCCCGAACTTGTAATAGGAGAACCCGCAATACTTAAACCCGTTGGAACTGTCATAGCAACGCTAGTAACTGTCCCCGTATTTGCGTCCGTATCATTTATCCACGCCGTCCCGTTATATTTTAATACTTGGCCCGAACTAGGACTCGTAATAGTTACGTCCCCTAATTGCGTTAAAGTATAGTCTCCCTCCGTTGCCACTACTGCGCCCGTTCTACCGAACACCGAAGTAACCGCGTCCGTATTAATATCGGTCCAAGAAGCCGTAATAGTTCCTCCGTCTTGTTGGTTCAAAGTAAGAGTCTTAGTCGTAGTTCCCGTAACCGCCGCACTTGTTAAACTTCTATTATAAGCCGTCGTCCAAGTAGATTGATTAGCCGTAGTAGGTATAGAATAGCCCGCAGTTAAAGTAACTGCTAAAGTTCCGCTCGTAGTAATAGGATTTCCCGATACAGTTAAGCCGGTAGGGACCGACATATCTACGCTCGTTACGGTTCCTAAAGGATTAGCCGCCCAAGACAAACTAGATCCGTCCGTAGTTAAGAACTTACCGTTATTTCCCGTTTGAGTAGGGAAGGCCGCTACCCAAGTATAGGCGTCGTCCCAATTTGATTGCTTAACATTTGTAGGCAAAGAATACCCGCTCGCAAAAGCTAAAGCTAAAGTACCGCTAGAAGTAACCGGAGAACCGGAAACACTAAAGCCCGTTGGGGCCGACAAACCTACGCTCGTAACCGTTCCGACGTATTGATCCGCGTAATTAGGAATATTAAAAACTCCCGTAGTATTGTTATAAGTTGCCGCGCCGGTAGTCCCCGTAGTCGTAAGACTAATCGCAGTTCTTGCCCTTGTATTAGTAAAATATAAGTTAGTTGTCCCTTCGGTTACTTGATCGCTATTATAATCGCCGCTAGTTGCTACTACCGCGCCGGTCCTCCCAAATACGGAAGTAACCGGATAAGAAATATCGCTCGTTAAAGCTAGAGTTCCCGTTCCGTTTGGTAAAGTAACCGTTCTATTAACTGATAAAGTAGGAGACTGTAATACTAAAGTATAACCCGAATTTGCATAGGTTAAATTAGTATCGGATAAAATCGGACCTCCGGTAAAAGTAGTAGTACCCGTTATAGTTTTACTTCCCGCTATTGTCTGCGTTCCGGTAGTAATTAAACCCCTAGCAGTAGCCGAAGCCGAAGGAATATTAAAAGTATGCGTAGAAACGCTAGAAACGATATTAAAATCGTTTCCGCTCGTACCGGTCCCAAAGTATTGTACTTGGGCCGTTAATCCGTTTAAAGCCGTTAATCCCGTACTAAAAGTCGTTATAACTTGGCATAAGTGCGAATCTTGCGTATGTATTGTCGTAGTCTTACCGCCGCTATTATCTGCGTAAAGTTTTATCGCTAATCTATCCGTAACCGTTAAAGAAGTCTGCGGAACTGCCGTAGCAAAAGAATATAAATTAAGATTAACTCCGTCGTATAAAATTTCGTGCGAACTAGTAGCAATTAAAGTAAAAGTAGTACCGTCGTATTTATATAATTCCGCGTAAAGTTCCGGAGTTCCTCCGTTAGCACTCATAGAAGCGTAAATTTCAAAGTCCCAATTCCCCGCCGGTATTTGTAATAAGTTAGGATCGTTTGCGTCCGTTAAAAATGCTACTATAAATCCGT